AGGCGTTGAGCACCCGCAGCGACTGCTTTTAAACTCCCTACTTCAGTTTGTAAGCCATCATAGCTTTCTATCTGTGTAACAGGAGAGTTATTTATAGCTACAATATCAATAGCTTTTAAGAACGTATTATATTGATTATTTTTACTAATTTTTTTATTTTTTTCGGAAATATTTTGAAGTTCTACTGTCAATGAAGCCAGTTCTTTCTCATCTTCCAATGTATCAATATCCAAATCTAACAGAGGCAGTATGTTCGTATCACTTAATTTATTGTCATTGAGCCATTTTTCAATGGTCAATAACCTTGAAGTTATACTTGCAGTACTTAAAGCAGACTGTCTTGATGCTTCTTTAAAAATATCAAATAATTCGACATAATGTTCTAAGTGCAATAAATCTATCAGGAACTTTTTACGATTAGAATCAGTTGCAGTAAGAAACTGTAAACTCGCATTTGTGTTCTGATATACTAGCTGAGAGAAAGTTTTAAAATCAATACCAATAATATCTTGAATAGACTTATAAGTATTTGTAGCTGTATGACTAGAAATATCTTCTCCAGCCTTCTCCATCAATACTTTTATATTCGTACCTCTGGTTACAGTTATTTCATAGCTTTCGCCATCTTTAATAAAAGAGAGGTAGATGTTGTATCCTTTATTAACATAACGGTTTGGAATATCAGCTTTCTTGATACCTTTTGAGTTTTTGTTATAAAGAACTTCTTCAATGATTAACGGTATGGAGGATTTCCCCATACCGTTAGTACCAATGATTTGTGTTACTGTATTGTCGTCTAACTGTAGCTCGTTACCAGAACCATAGCTAAAGCAATTATCCCATTTCAGCTTTTGAAGCGTAATCATTATAAGTTCCTAGTATGTCTGGTATTTTATCTGTCGAAATTTCTAAAATATAAGTTAGATACTCTACTAATTCTTCCTCAATGCTCATATCTTTATCAATAATCAATGAGGTTTCAGTATTTCTCTTTACTACTTTCTTATCAAGAAGCTCAGAATTTTTAACGCCTGCTAAGTCCTGAATATCACCCTCTAGCTCATAGATAGTATGATGATAGGTTGTAGGTAGCATATCGCTAGGGTCTGATACTGTTTTACGAATTAGTTGTGGTAATTTAAACTCTTCCCAAAACCAGCTCCAATCTCCTTCGTTGATAAGTAGATAACCTGTTTTTACCTCGTTTCGATGAAAAGAAGTAGTCATAGGACTACCAGGGTAAACTATATTACGTTGCGTGTTGCTGTGTGAGTGTAGGTCGCCCGCAAACACTACAGGGAAATCTTCTAATAAATCTAAATCTATCTCTGGTTTTACATGCGGTGGAATCTCTCCACGAACATGAGTAAACAAAGGCTTAGTCTTATCAAAGTGGTCTAAGCTACCCTTTCTATGTAAGTCTGCGTATGGAAGAATGCCATACCCTAAATCTTGGTCAATATAAGATATATCTACAATATGTATTAACGGATTAATGTCTCGTGAGACTTGTTTCAACTGTGTAAAGAATGTTTTATTCTTTTTAGTTGCTTCATGATTACCGTCATAGATAATGGTTGGAATCTTTACCGCTCGAATAAACGAGAAGTAAAGTTCCAACTCTTCCATATTTGGCAGCCTATCAAATAAATCACCGCCTATAATGTGCATATTGCACTCTTTCTCCAGTTCATAAATCTGCTGAAAGAATAGGTTATAGCGATTTAATGCCCACTCAACTGGGACATTCTTCTGCCCCAGTTTTATGTGCCAGTCTGCCGTATATAAAATCATCCGATGTTAAACTCTGCTTCTAGTGTTTCATCATCATTATCGTTGCTGCCGGTACGCAAACGGTCAAGAAGTTCTTTCTGCGCGTCTGGAGTGGGGCGTGGCATTACATCGTCCATAGACTTGAGGTCTGTAATAGCTGCAAGCTCTGCTTCGTCAAGAGGGCGATTCTTACACTTCAATACTTGTAGTTGGTACTCAACATTGTAAGGAAGTGGGCCAGTTTTAACACGCTTGAAACAAATGTCCCAACCGGTTGTTACATCTGTAGGGTCGCCAAGGCCGTCTTGAGCCGTTTGTACGATTTGTTCCCACAACTTCTTCTTTAGGTTTACAACTTTGACTTTGCCGTCTGCTGGGTCAATACACTGAGTGGCATAAGACCAGCCACACTTCAAGTCTGGGTAGTATTCACGAACCCAATCTTTTTCTGTGTTATTGAAACGCTCTTGGTTTCGGTCGAAAGATAAACATTCCAATGGAAGATTTTTACCATTCTCGCCTTCTATCCAATATACATAACGGGCAAGAATGTCGCCTACGATACGCATTTTGTTTTCGCCGTCTTTAAAATTGAAAGTTTCGAGTGATGATTTTTGGGCAGAGCCTTTTTGTTTGTTAAATGATATAGCCATTAGTGTAATTTCTCCTTTGTGACTTCTTCGTATAAAAAATGAACGGAATGCTCATCTATACTTAGTAGCCTATTTTCGTTTATGATTTCTAGTCCTACGGGTAAATGTAATAGGTCTAGTGTAGTTTTTTGTGAAGCAAAGTATTCTGGCAAGCTACGTAGTGCAGCAAGCGCATAATATTCTGCTATTTCACGATTAGTATACTTATAAGAGTTGTACAGAAGTACATCGGGATGCAGCATGAAACTGCGTCCTGAGAAGTTTTTCTGAGACAGCATGTATATGGGGTCGTATCTATTTATAGGAATACGCTTAGTTATAAGCATTTCCATAATACGATTACATGAAACAATATTACCTTTTGCTTCATCATACACCTTCTGCCAATCATATAAGAACACTATTATACTCTCTTTTTGAGTCATTGTCAAGAACTATTTTTTTAAAGGTACTTCATATTCCAACCCTGCTTCATATAGAATCCTACCCTATTGGAAGCCTGTCTTTGTGCTGTCTTCCCTCTTAGGTGTATATCTATTATAACTGGGTCTACTTTTCCTTCTCTTTTTCGTATTACTCGACCTACTAGCTGTGTTAATAGTGGTTCATTATTAACGGGAGTTGCAAGTATTAGACAACTTAGGCTATCTACTGAAATACCTTCAGAGAATATTGCCTGTGTGCCATAAAGTACGTTCTTGTTTCCGCTTAATACTTCTTCTACTAGCTTTTCTCTTTCCTCGTGCGATACCTCACCTGTAACACAAACTGCTCTGTCACCAGTCAGCTCGGCGCAAGCTTTAAGAAAGCTAACTCGGTCGCTTACTACTAACACTTTATGCCCCTTTGCGGCGTAGGCCGCCGCTAGCATTGCTATCGTATGACGATATTCTTCATCGTTTGATAATTTTGTTACTCGATTCGCCCAAGGTATGCTTGCACCGTCCATAAATCGTATTTCAGAATGAACCAAGTGGACACTAGGAACCATATAGTTTTCTTTTGGCGGTTTGAATATCTTACTACCAAAGAAGTCTCGAAACACCACATGTTTACCGTCCTTTCTTTCTATAGTGCCGGAAAGTCCAATCTTATATCTACAGTAATTTGTATCTATAATTTTAGAAAAGGTTGGACTACTAACGTGGTGCATTTCATCGAGTATGATAGTACCAAACTCTTTACGAATCTTGTCTATATTTCGGTACAAGCTCTGAGTATTCCCAATTACGATTGGGTGGTCAATTTCAAATCTACCACTACCTATAATTCCAGCTGTAATTCCATAGACTTTCTCTACTTCTTTTGCCCACTGGTTTCTAAGAGGTACTGTATGTGTTACGATAAGTGTTTTCTGCCCAAGTTTACCAGCTATGGCAAGACCTGTAAAAGTCTTGCCCCAGCTTACCCAGGCGTTTACTATAGCATTGTCTTCGATTTTGTCATATACTTCTTGTTGGCTTGGTCGAAGTGGAAACTTAAACTCAGGAAAGTCTACTGGTTTATAAAGCCGCTTATCCACTATCTCATAATGGTCAGGAATTAAATCAATTCTGCCAATGGGTAATGAAATCAACCCGTTACGAATTAACCCCATAGTTTTAATAACCTGTGGAGGGTCTAGCGGGTTGTGCGAAGGAATTGTATATGTAAGCTCCTTATCGATTTGCTGTTGCAATTCGTCAGTGCAGTTCATATAAATTCTGTTGCTTATAACAGCTTTCATTAAAATCCTAGTTCAGTTTTTGCTATAATGTAGTTTTTGACAAAGTTACTACGAACAATGTCCTCTACTTCAAACTCAATGAAGTCGAACTCTTCCATGCGCTTTAATACATGAAGCAAGTCTAACATTCCACTTTGTCCCGTCTTTAAATCTGCCTGTCTAAAGTCTCCGCAGAATATAACTCTACAATGGTTGCCCATGCGAGTAATAATTGAGTCTAGTTCATGAAATGACATATTCTGACATTCATCAATTACAATTACCGCATTTCGTAGTGTAATACCCCTAATGAAAGAAGTTGTCATGAAGTCAACAATATTTTTCTGCTTTAGTATTTGGTACGCATCGCCACGCCCAAATAAGTCTATACAAATATCCTTATAAGGCTCTTCATATACAGATTGCTTCTCTTTCTCAGTTCCAGGCAAAAATCCAATATCTCTTGTTGGTACAGCACTACGAATAATTACTAATCTTTCGTACTCATTCTTTGCCATATCATCAAATGCTAGGTAGCAAGATATAAATGTTTTGCCCGTTCCTGCCAATCCATGTAGTACTAAATTCTTGCTAGATTCAAAAACTTTCAATTGGTTTCTAGTAAGAGGCTCTATCTCTCGCAGGTCTAATCCAGCCCCTGCTATTGTGCGATTTCTTTTAGCCATAAGTTCCCTATACTTTTCTGTGAGTATTCTTTTGTTTAGTCTCAGAATACTCGTATAGCATCCAAGGAAGTCCGTGTAGATGCAAAATACCTGCCCAATTCATTCCTTGTTCGGGAGGTCTTGGTATGGTAAAAGGGTGAGAACACCCTTCAACCCATAAAAGTGATGCTACTTCTTTCTTTACCACTTTTTTAATTCTTAAATATTTTAATGGCATTGACTTAGTTTTTTCATATATAAAAGGTGCTCCATTACTATCTATAAAGCACTTTGTATACTGTTTTAGTAAGCCATTATGATTAAATACTGCTCTTTTTAATGGGT